GGCAGTTTCAACCGAAACCAAAACAGAAATAGAGGAAATTGTGGAAAACACAACAACCGATACACCTGTTGCGACCGAGGTAGTAGAAACCCCAGCGGTTGAAGCTTCTCGCCCAACAGTAACCGCGGCGGTTTACACAAAGCCACGCGTTGCACCAATGACTTCAGGACAATATCTTGAAACAAGTATCAAAGCTGCAATGGGTGATGAGAACGCTCGTCAAACAATTCTTGCAACAGATGATACAACTACAAACACAGGTCTTACACTTGCACCACACTTAAACGAGTTCATTACAAATACATTAGATGTTCGTCCTTCAGTTGACGCAGTATCTCGTGGCGCTCTTCCAACTTCAGGCATGTCATTTACAATTCCTAAGTTAACAACTGCACCTTCAATTGATTCAAACTCAACAGAGGGCGAAGCACTTGGCGGAACTGAGATGGCTTCAAGCTTCATCACAGTTGATGTTAAAAAAGCAGCGGGATTACAAACAATATCGTGGGAATTGCTTGACCGCAGCCAACCTGTCTTTTATGACGAGCTTATCCGTGAGTTAAATCGGGCATACGCTAAGGCAACTGACGAAGCAATGTTCACACAATTTGTAACTAGTGGAACAGCTGGTACAGCTGTTGCAACTGCCGACGCAGACGGATTGCAATCATTTATTGCAACTGAGGCTGCGGCTGCTTATGCTGCAACAGGTGGTTTTGCAACGAATCTAGTTTCAAATGCGTCATGGTGGTCTGTTCTACTTAATGCGCAAGATTCAACAAAGCGTCCAATTTACGCAGCGGCTAATCCTGTTAACAATGCTGGTATTTCTTCACCTCAATCTGTTGTTGGTTCTGTACTTGGAACTAATTACTATGTTGACCCTTTCATTGGTTCAGGAACAGGCGACGATTCAATGTTCTTAATCAACCCTTCAGCAATCACATTCTACGAAGCCCCTAAAACAACTTTGAGAGTTGAAGCACTTTCAAACGGTCGTTTACAGGTGTGCGTTTATGGATATTATGCAATTGCAACAAAAATTGCGGGCGGTATCCGTCGTTGGAACAAGTCCTGATCTAATTAGTTAGATCAACAGCGTTAAGGGGCGCAGGAAGCCTTCGCCCCTTAACTTTTAAGAGAGGAACTAAATTGGCTGCTACTTTCGTTACTGAAAATGAGTTAAGAACCACACTTGGAATAGGAAATTTATATTCAAGTTCTGTGGTTGAAGAAGTCTGCCAATCCGCACAAAATATTGTTAGTGATTATCTATGGAAAAACCAAGCTTTTAATTCTGCACATTCTCACATTGTCGGTTACGGCACATTATATTTTGATACACCTCACGACTTTTTTGTGGGTCAGACATTGACAATAAGCGGTAACGGCGCAACTTTTAACGGAAGCAAAACAATAACAAGTTCAGATACATATTCAATTACTTTTGTTACTTCACATTCAACAGTTGAACCAAAACACCCAACAAGTCCTTTCGGAACAGTTGCAGCAACAGATTATGTTACATATTCAACAGTTCCTGAAGTTCGTGAAAGTTCTTTAATGATTGCAGTTGATATTTGGCAAGCAAGACAAAGTAGTAACGCAGGTGGAATATCACCTGACTTCCAACCAAGTCCTTATAGAATGGGAAACACTTTACTCGCAAGGGTCAGAGGTTTGTTAGCAAATCACTTATCACCTAATAGCTTGGTTGGCTGATGACAGTTGCCGTTACAACTCTCAGATCAACCCTTGCGACTGCGTTAATTAGCGCAGGGGAGTGGCAGGTTTTTTCTTTTCCACCTGCCTCTCCCATCGCCAATTCTGTAATTGTGCAGCCCGACGATGTCTATATTGAACCGTCAAATAATATTTACTCAAGTGTTGCACCTAAAGTTAATTTTAAGATAGTAATGATCGTGCCAATGTTTGATAACCAAGGTAATCTAAACGGCATTGAAGATATGATTGTTGGTGTGTTTAATAAACTAGCTGCATCAACAACATTAAAAATAAGTGTTGGCAATATATCTGCACCAACTGTTTTATCAGGCGTTGCAGGTGAAATGCTTACGAGTGAGATGTCCGTCTCAATCATGACAAGTTGGAGTTAAAATGAGCGAAATTATAGATGTTCCTTCCGAGGACAAGGCTTGGCTTGAAAAAGTCGGGCAGATAACAAAAACAGAAAAGCCAAAACCATTACTAAAGAAAGATGAGGAATAACCAATGGCTGTATTTCTAAATAACAAGGTCGGCGTAAAGGTTAATTCCGTTGACCTTTCTGACCATGTGACCGCCGTCACACTAAACCGTTCATTTGATGAGCTGGAAGTTTCCGCAATGGGTGACACAGGTCACAAATTTGTAAAAGGGCTTGAGGCTTCGTCTGTGACGATTAGCTTCCTGAACGACACCGCTTCAGCCAATGTTCTTGCAACACTTCAAGCTGCTTGGGGTACTTCAGTTACCTGTGTTCTATTACAGGAAAAAGGAACTGCTGTTAGCGCAACAAACCCTCTTTACACATTCACCGCATTAGTAAATAACACAACCGACATTAACGGCGGTGTTGGAGATATTGGTATGCAGGATGTAACATGGACTGTTAACGGCGCTGTTGCCGTTGCAACCACAGGTACATTCTAAGGGGATAAAATGATTAAACTTCGGGTGACTAAGGCTTCAGGGGATGTGTCAGATTATGACATAACCCCTGCACTTGAATATGCATTTGAACAGAATTTTAAATCAGGATTTCATAAGAGATTTCGTGATGAAGAAAAACAGTCGGATGTCTATTGGCTTTCATGGGAAGCTGAAAGACGCGCTGGTATAACCGTTCCACCATTTGGCGATAAGTATTTAGAAACTCTATCTAAGGTAGAGATTATGGATGCCGACTCCCCAAATGGGTAACGCGGTATGACTTTACTTATTTAATTGCTCAACTAGCAGTTGAAACTGGCATACCGCATTCAGAGTATTTAAACATGGATAGATCATTGTTAAGAGCAACAATCGCCTATCTAAAGGACAGATCAAAAAAGGTGGAAAATGCCAGTAGAGGTAAAAGGTCTCGTTGAAACAAAGGCAGCCTTAAAAGCATACGCACCTGATCTCTTGAAAGAGATGAACAAAGAAATTAGAATTGCATTAAAAATTGTAGTTAAAGACGCGCAACAAATGGTTACTCCAAATGTAATTGGTTTGTATAATTGGCAAGACCAAGGCAGGGAAGTTAAGTCGCGCACAAAAGCTAAAACTCCATTAGCACCTAACTTACGCGCCTTTCCTAAATATAATCCTTTAGTTATTCGCAAAGGTTTAACTTTTAGTCTTGCAGCATCAAGACGCAATAGTGCAGGTTTTGTGGGAATTTATCGCTTGTTAAATAAATCTGCTGCTGGCGCAATAATTGAAACTGCTGGTCGTAAAAACTTTAACGGCGCTTCAGATTCACAAAGTAATAATCCTCAAGCAGGGGCGCATTTTAATAGATCAATACAGGGAACTTATGGCGGATTTAAGTCTATTGGTAACCGTCGCGAGGATAAAGGTCGCTTGCTTTATGCCGCATTTTATAGAGATCAAGGCAAAGTAATTGACGCAGTTTTTAAAGCAATTAATAAAGCCGACAGAACATTTAAATCAAGATTGGGATTAGCAGCATGACAATTGATATTCCAATTGTAACTACCTACAAAGATAAAGGCGTAAAAGCTGCTCAAAGCGGTTTAGATAAGTTAAGCGGCAGCGCAAAGAAACTTGGCTTGGCTTTAGGTTTAGCATTATCAATTAACAAAATTGTTGCATTTGGAAAAGCATCTGTTAAAGAATTTACTGATTCAGAAAAAGCAGTTGCATCATTACAGAACACACTTAGAAATACGGGCAACCTTTTAGCATTTCCTGATACTGAAGCAGGTTTAAAAAACCTAGCAAAGTTAAGTGGTATTGCAGACGATTCTTTAATTCCTTTATTCAATCAGTTATATTTAGCAACTGGAAATGTTAGCCAAGCAACAAAAGATTTAAATACTGCAATTGAAGTAAGTCGTGGAAGTACAAATGAATTAGGTTCAGTTGTTGACGCACTAAGCAAAGGTTATGCAGGAAATACAAAAGGATTAGGTTCGCTTAATGTTGGT